CGTTCTGCGGCAACAACCGCATCACCCTCGGTTCCATCTATGGAAGAAAAATCACAAGAAACTGTGGTGGATACGGCGACTGCCGTAGAAGCTCCAGAGCCTGTCATCGAAAAAGCAGAGAGATCTGCTGAAGTAGATGTGGCTGCTGAAGTAAAACGTGCGCTTGAAGAAGAGCAAGTTCGTACTTCATCTATTTACGCTGTTTGCCGTCAACACGGCGCAGACGACCTCACCCAAGGTTTCATTAAAGACGGTAAGTCTGTTAGTGAAGTCAATGGTGAAATTCTCGATCTTATATCTAAGAGATCTGAGGCAAGCAACACTCCTATACGGTCAACTGACATGTCATCAAATGAAGTAGGTCTTGAGGCCAAAGAGGTCAAGAGATTTTCATTCCTTAGAGCGTTACACGCATTATCTAATCCTGCTGATAGACAAGCTCAAGACGCTGCTGCATTTGAGCGTGAAGTTTCTGAAGAGGCTTCTAAGCGTTACGGCAAGCCAGCAAACGGCATCCTTGTTCCTAATGAAGTCCTAAAAAGAGACTTAACAGTAGGTACAGCAACAGCAGGTGGAAACCTAGTTGCAGATGACCTTCTTGCAGGTTCATTCATCGACATTCTTCGCAATAGAATGGCGATCATGCAGGCAGGTACAACTGTACTTTCTGGATTGACTGGAAATATTAGTATCCCCCGCCAAACATCTGCTTCAACTGCATACTGGGTTGGAGAAGGATCTGCACCTACTGAGAGCCAACAGGCTTTCGATCAGGTGAACATGACTCCTAAAACTTTAGGTGGTTTTGTTGACTTCTCAAGAAGAACTCTTCTTCAAGCTTCAATTGATGTTGAGCAGTTTGTAAGAAGTGACTTGGCTAAGGTTCTTGCTCTTGAACTAGACAGAGCTGGTATCTATGGCACAGGTTCTTCTAACCAGCCAACAGGTTTGACTCAAACTACTGGTATTGGTACTCAGACAATCACTACTTATGGAACTTTTGCTGAGTACATCGGCATGGAGACAGACGTAGCTTC